CAGAGTCTAAATTGCCCCGCGTTTTTGACTTCCGGGTAAAAAGTAACTGGCCCGAATATCTGCCAGATCCGCAAGAGGCTTATGGGTACAATGAGATGGATGTAAAACCCTCACCAGCAACAAGCCGGGAGGTGACGCGGTTCGATATCGCAATGGATATTTTGAGAGAATTAGATCCAGACAGTGGGCGGTTAATCTGGGCCGTTTCTACAAGTGCCCGTAGGAGGGCCAGAGGGCCTCACTGGGCGCGTATTGGGCGTATGATGGGTGTACATGCCCAAACAGTGAAGAGGCGCTTTGAGAGGGCCATTTTAGGGCTATGGTACAAAATGTAGTATGTAGTGTTTACAATACGTACGAAATGTAGTATTGATTTTGTACGCTGGGGGTTCTTATCCATGACGTTCAGCGTACTCCCTGTCGAAAACGAGAACTTATGCCGGCCTCTGTGCCGGCATTTTTTTTGAGGTTACCTTGGCTAAACGTGAAAGAATTAAACGCGCAATATTTGATGTGATCTGTCAGCGCATGAGCGAGGGCATGTCTCTTGCCCGGATCTGCCGCGAGGATAGCGAGCTGCCGTCAGACCGTACTGTGCTGCGACATATCCAAGAGGACGATGATGCGTACGAGGCTTATCGGAAGGCTCAGGCGATACGTGCGGAGCGGTTACGTGATGAGATTATTGATCTGATCGAGCTGCCATTGCCCGATGATCCTAAGATGGCATCAGCCGAGGTTAATCGTCGCCGCCTCGAGGCTGACTACAAGGACAAGTTCATTCGGCAGGTTGCATCCAATGGACTGCGAGCTCGCAAGGATGAAGGCGACGATACGCCCAATGCAATCACGTTGAGCTGGGGCAATGGATCTGTCGAGGTATCTTAACGGACAATCTGATTGTCCCTGGTGCGGACGCATCACGCGGTTCGAGTATCAACAGTCACACATAATCTGTGGTGGTTGTAAGCGTAGTGTCGTGGACTGTTGCGAGGGAGAGGTCGCAAACAACGGATTGTCTGGACACGATGATGTCGCCACTCTCGCGCGCGAGCAGATGTGAATGACAATCAATATCAACAAGGCAGGTCAGTCAGGTGAGTAACCTGACGTTCAAGCCAATGATTACAAAGGCTTAGGTGTAGTTCGCCACAGTCTCGCCACAACCAGCAGTCGGTCCAACAAAAACGGCTCGGGTGATTTCATAAAGAGACCCCCCCCACCCCCCCAGGATCGCCCGCCTATTGTCTATGACGATACGTCCGACGCACAGTCTCACGGGGTCTCAATGACGAAAACGCTATGGCAAAAACTGTTTCACTGCTCAAAAAACATAAGAGCAAAAAAGGCGGCTTAACTGAGGCCGGCCGCAAATATTACAACCGAAAAACCGGATCTAACCTCAAACGGCCGCAACCCGGCGGGGGATCTCGGAAAAAATCATTTTGCGCCCGTATGGGCGGTGTCAAAGGCCCTATGAAAGACAGCAAGGGCCGTCCAACTAGAAAGGCGCTGGCTTTACGCCGGTGGAAATGCTGATGGCAAAACCTGGGCTTTACGCGAACATCAACAAGCGCCGCAAAGCCGGCACCTCGAGATCAAAAAAGAACACCACGATCAGCGCTAAATCCTATTCGCTGATGAAGAGAGGGTTCCCGAAAAAGAAAAAGTAAGGGTCCAACAGGAGCATGGCGAAAAATAAATCTGTAAACATCGAGATCCCTTACACACCTCGACCACTACAACAGAAGCTACATGAGCTGATAGACCAGCACCGCTTTACCGTTTTGGTAATGCATCGGCGCTTTGGCAAGACAGTATGTGCGATCAACCACATGATTAAGCGCGCTATACTCGAGCCCAAAGATCGCCCGAGGCTGGCTTACATAGCTCCAACTCGGGTCCAAGCAAAACTCGTCGCGTGGGATTACTTAAAGCATTACTGCGCGGCGATACCCGATGTTTCCTACAACGAAACAGAGCTCCGGGCTGATTTTCCAAACGGAGCGCGGATTCAGTTACTCGGGGCCGAGAACCCATCTTCGCTGCGCGGGATCTATTTAGATTTTGCTTGTGTCGATGAGGTAGCGGACTGCCCGGAGAGTTTGTTTCCGGAAATTTTGAGGCCAGCGCTTAGTGATAGAAAAGGAACCTGCGTCTTTCTGGGGACACCCCGCGGCCACAATTATTTTTTCGACCTATGGGAAACTGCCGATTCAGCCAATGGGTGGGGACGGGCCATGTATAAGGCAAGTGAAACGGGCATTGTCGATAGTGACGAGCTCGAGGCTGCCGCGGCCACGATGTCTGAGGATCAGTTTAATCAAGAATTTGAGTGCAGTTGGGTGGCTAATGTCCCCGGCTCAGTATTTGGCAAAGAGCTACAGAAGGCTAACGACGATGGTAGAATTACGGAAGTACCGTACGATCCTAGCGCGCCGGTTGAAACAAGCTTTGACATCGGTATGCATGATTATACTTCAATTTGGTTCTATCAGCGGATTGGTCGCTCTATCCATTTTATTGATTATTATCAAAATCGCGGCGAAGGGCTTCCACACTATGTACAAATGCTGCAGGAGCGGGATTACGTCTATTCGCGCCATAATGGACCGCACGACCTCGAGGTTCGGGAGATCGGCAGCGGAAAAACTCGGAGAGAAGTGGCTTACGATCTTGGATTGAATTTTCGGATTGTTCCGCGGATTCCGGTGCATGATGGAATCCATGCTGCGAGAATGTTGATCCCGATGGCCTGGTTTGATCAAGGAAAGTGCCGGGAAGGTCTCGAGGCTCTTAGATATTATCACTATGCGTACGACGAACGCTCGAGGCGGTTTAGAGACAAGCCTGTGCATTCCTGGGCATCGCATGCCGCGGATTCGTTCCGCTACGCCAGTATTGCAATTGAAAAATTTGATGATCGGACCCGAGCTCCCCAGGTGACGGCCGATAACAACTACAACCCGCTTGAGGTAGCGCTATGAGCTTTTTGATGCCGAAACAAAAATTGCCGCCGCCACCCCCGATACCGCCAGTGCCACCGGCACCGGCCGTCGAGGTTGCGTCAACAAAGGTTCAAGATGACGTGCGTTCGGATCTGAAGCGCCGTAAGGGCTCGGCTGCAGCGATTGCGACGAGCGGCATGGGCTTAACTACTGAAGAAAAGGTTGCCGGCGCATCTTTGCTCGGTGGCGCAATGAAAGGATAGCACGATGGGTGGACCTATTGTTGATACAGTCACAGACGTTTTCACCGGCGGCAGCGGTGGTGGAGACTCAACGCCAACCCCGCCAACAGTAACCCCTAAGCCAGTTGTGACACCTCGCAAGGCTGTGCGGGTTGGTGAGAAGGGCGCTGAGAAAAAGAAAAAGCGCGCAGCCATTCGGCGCGGCGTTCCCCGGCGGTTGAGCTCCAGTGTTTTGGGTTCTGTTGCTGGTGAGGAAACGAAAGCGCGGTTGGGCGATTAATGACAACTCAACCTGATGACGTAGCCATTAAGCTCGCCAAGCGGCTCAGTAAGCTTGAAGACGAGCGCGGCCAGTGGGAGCACCATTGGCAACAGCTCGCCGAGTATATCTTGCCGCGTAAGGCAGATATCAATGTCAAGCGCACGGCTGGCGACAAGCGCATGGAGATGGTGTTTGATGGCACCGCTATACATGCGTGTGAAATGTTGTCTGCGTCATTGCATGGTATGCTTACAAATCCCTATTCGCCCTGGTTCGATCTTCGCTATCGCAATGAAGAGATGAACGTCGATGATGAGGCGAAAGAATATCTCGAGGAAGTAACAGACCAGCTACACAAGGCGTTCCAGCGCTCGAACTTCTCGGAGCAAATCCATGAGCTCTATATGGACCTCGTGGTATTTGGCACCGGCGTTTGTTTCATCGAGTCCGACGATACTTTCGATCTGAGATTTTCGACGCGGCATATCAAAGAGTGCTTTTTAGTTGAGAACAATCTAGGTCGGGTTGATACAGTCTACCGTAAATTTACATTGCCGGTGCGAGCGGCCGCGCAACAATTCGGCGAAGAGAACATCGGCGAGAAAATGCGGAAGAAGCTCGAGAAAGATCCGCATGAGGAAGTTGTCGTTGTTCATGTAGTCATGCCGCGCACAGATCGTGATGCGCAGAAGATTGACGCGAAGAACATGCCGTTCGCGAGCCTGTATTTTGATCCGGACCAAAAGATTGTCCTGGGAGAGAGCGGCTTCCGGGAAATGCCATACGTCACGCCTAGGTTTTTGAAGAGCTCATACGAAAAGGGGTATGGAAGATCCCCTTCGATGACAGCCTTACCTGACGTGAAAATGATTAACCGCATGTCTGAGGTGACGATCAAGGCAGCACAGAAGCAAGTAGACCCGCCGCTGATGGTTCCGGATGACGGTTTCATCTTGCCAGTGCGCACCCGTCCCGGCGGTTTGAACTTCTATCGATCGGGAACACGCGATCGGATAGAGCCATTGCAGATCGGCGCAAACAATCCGCTCGGGTTGAACCTTGAGGAACAGCGCCGGCAAGCTATTCGCGCTGCATACTATGTTGACCAGCTCGTGCTCGGCACGGGGCCGCAAATGACAGCGACAGAGGTCGTACAGCGAACGGAAGAAAAGATGCGTTTATTGGGTCCAGTATTAGGACGGCTGCAAGCCGAGCTGCTACAGCCCATGATTGACCGGGCGTTTAATATCATGGTGCGGCAGAACAGGTTCCCTGCGCCACCGCCAGCAATTGCAGATATGGATATTGAGATCGAGTATGTGTCGCCTCTAGCACGAGCTCAGCGGCAGAACGACCTGCAAGCCATCATGCGCATGTTTGAGATCATGTCGCCGGCAGCATCTATAGATCCATCAGTGTTTGACCATGTCGATTTTGATGGCCTTGTGCGTCACCTCTTAGGTGTTCTGCATGTGCCGGCTCGGGTGAGCCAGGGTGAGGCTGAGGTGATGGCGAAACGCGAACAGCGAGCGGAAGCTGAGCAAGCGCAGATGCAACAGATGGAAGCACTGCAAACGGCTGAAGCGATGGGCGCGGCTGCGCCGGCGATGAAGGTTCTACAGCAAGGAAACCAAGCGGGATTTTAAAACATGGACGAACAGGAGCAACTAGCGGCCCTCGAACAGGACCGCGAAGGATTACGGCTGGCCTATCGCGAGCTGTTTGAAACAGACAACGGTGTGCGGATTCTCGAGGATCTCAAGAGCCGGTGCCATTGTTACGTACCCTCGTTTGATAACGACCCTTATCGGACGGCTTACAATGAGGGGCAACGTGCAACCATATTATTCATCGAACAGATGATGAAAGATTTACCGCAACAGGCAAAAGGAGAGTAAAGGTGGACGAACAGGTAGCGGAGTCGGTTGAACCGGCAGCTCCGTCTGAGGAAGTCTCTGATTTTAGGGCAAGCTTGCCCGAAGACTTACGGGAGCATTCGGCGTTGCAGCCGATACAGGATGTCGAGAACTTAGCTAAGGCATACGTGAATGCCTCGAGCATGATCGGCAAAGACAAAGTGGTTTTACCGGGCGAGCATGCGTCCGCGGAAGATTGGGCCGCGGTGTATGATCGGCTTGGCCGGCCAGAAGATGCTGACAGCTACAACATCGATGCTGGCGAGAGCGCAGACGATGGGATGCTTAATTGGTTCCAGAGCACGGCGCATGACATTGGGTTGAACAATGCGCAAGCGCAACAGCTCGTGACGGCCTACAATGAAATGGCATCGAGTCAGACCGAAAATATAGAAGGTGTGATGGAAGCAGCGCACCAAGAAACACAGGCTGTATTGCAAAAAGAATTTGGGGCTAAGTTTGAGGACAATATAGAAAATGCTGGAGCCTTGCTCGAGCAGTTTGGCCCGGAGTTATCGGAAAATATTGACAACATGATTTTAGCGGACGGCAGCCGGCTAGGTGACCATCCCGAGTTCATAAAAACATTTGTGAATATTTCAAATTTTATTCAAGAGCGCGTTTCGGAAGATGAGCTCATAGGCATGGAGAAAACTCCTGGCGCTATGTCTCCCGATGAGGCGCGAACAAAACTTACTGAGATAGAGCGGCCAGATGGTCCGCTTTGGGATCGAGCTCACCCACAACATGAGTTCTTTGTGCAAGAGCGATCCCGACTTTATGGCTTCATGTATCCCGAAGCCGGGTAGCCCGTAAGGGTCCAAAAGCTGGCGAGCTAACGCCGTCTATCAGACGCGAAATGTAGACGCGGTCCTGTATGGGGTAGCCGGTCAATTAAATTTTCTCATCAACTTTTGAAACGGAAGGAAGGTGACCTGTGTCTACACAAATCACCACAGCCTTTAGCCAGCAGTTTAGTAGCAACGTCTACTTACTTGCTCAGCAAAAGGGCTCTAAACTCCGCTCAGCAGTACGTGAGGAATCTGTCACCGGCGAAAAGGCGTTTTTCGATCAAATCGGGAAAGCAGCGGCGCAACCCAAGACGAGCCGCCACTCCGACACTCCTTTGATGGAAACACCGCACTCTCGCAGAATGGTGACGATGACTACGTACGAGTGGGCAGATCTCGTGGATGACGCTGATAAGGTGTCCATGTTGATCGATCCGACGAGCACCTATGCTCGTGCCGCTGCGGCCGCAATGGCGCGCAGTATCGATGATGTGATCATCGCGGCAGCTACTGGAACCGCAAGCACTGGTAAGGCGGGAAGCACGAGCACCTCTATGCTCGCTGCCAACCAAATTGCTAATGGCGGTACTGGTTTGACGTTGGCGAAACTACTCAGCGCCAAGGAGATTATGGATTCGGCTGATGTCGATGAAGATAATCGCCACATCGTCATTTCACCAATTGGACTCCAAGACCTCTTGAATACGACTGAGGTCAAAAGTTCGGATTTCAATACCGTGAAAGCGTTAGTTCAAGGAAGCCTGGATTCCTATCTCGGGTTCCGCTTCCATACTTCAACCCGCTTAGCGAAATCGGGCAACATCCGTACCTGCTTTGCCTTCCAAGGCGATGGCCTCATGTTGGCAGTTGGTAAAGATGTAACCGCTCGGATCGATGAGCGTTCAGACAAATCATATTCAACGCAAGTGTACTATTGCATGTCCATAGGTAGCACCAGGATGGAAGAAGAGAAGGTAGTGCAGTTGGATATTGATGAGTCTGCATAAGGAGGGATGAAAAATGGGAACAGCTAATTCCACGCTGGTTACAAATTTTGAAGCCAGCCCTCCAGCATTCAACGATGTTGCTAACCTGCATGGCGTGATGCGTGTAGCACAAGGAACGATCGTTGTTGCCTCGGGTGACTCAGATGATAATGACATACTGATGCTCGCCCCAGTGCCGTCAAATTGCACCGTGCCGCATATCTTCATTGGCTCGGATACGCTTGGCGGTTCGAACACCTTCAATGTCGGTATCTATCAGTCCGATGGAACTGTAGTTGACGAAGATGTCTTCGCCACCACAGTTGCTGACGCTGGTGCGATGACTGACGTTCGTCACGAAGCTTCCAACATTAATACTGTTGGAAAGAAAATGTGGGAGATCGCCGGTGCGTCTGTTGACCCTGGCGGGTACTACTACATTGCTGTGACTATGGCGGCCGCGGGTGGCACTGAGGGAGATCTCTCCTTCATCATCCACTACGTGGTGAGCTAACCGGATTGGGGGGCCTCTGGCCCCCCTTTCTTCTTTAGGAATTTAAGATGGCATCTGACGTTGATATTTGTAACTCAGCGCTGAACATGATCGGTGCGTCGAACATCATAAGTTTGACTGAGGACTCGAAGGCCGGCCGCGTGTGCAACCAACGCTATGAGTTTGTCCGCGACAGCGTGTTCCGGGCTCACCCCTGGAACTGTCTCATTCGCCGTGCAGCATTGTCCGCGCTATCGGATGCACCTTCATACGAATACACCAAACAATACCAGTTACCGACTGATCCATTTTGTCTGCGCGTGTTAGACGTTGAGGGCGAGATCGACTCTGGCGTGACGTATGTCATCGAGGGCCGCAAGCTTTTGACTGATGAGGGTACGATCAACCTGCGCTATCTGGCTCGGGTTACTGATGCGAACGAATACGATGCCCTTCTCATAGAAACGATTTCGGCGCGCATGGCGCATGAGATTTCATACACCATGACGAACTCTAACGGGTTCACTGAGAGCCTGTGGAATCTGTACCTTATGAAACTAAGCGAAGCTCGGTTTGCTGATGCCACTGAAGGCACACCCGAGGAGCTCGTATCCGATAACTTCACAACGATACGTCTGTAATGGCTAGAGCGTCTGTAGCGTTTTCTAACTTCACAGCCGGCCGGTTAAGTAGCCGGCTCGATGGAAGAACGGATCTCGCAAAATATTTTAACGGCTGCACAACGCTGACCAATTTTATGGTGCATCCGCATGGCGGTGCCGTGCGCCGGCCGGGAACGTATTATGTTGCTGAAGTCAAAACGAGCTCGAAGAAAACGCGCCTGATACCTTTCGAGTTTAACACAGATCAAACGTACATCATCGAGCTCGGTGATGCGTATATGCGGTTCTTTACAAACTCGGGCCAGATTGTTGAAGGCAACAAGACGATCACCGGAGCGACACAGGCAAACCCTTGTGTCGTTACATCGAGCTCGCATGGCTACTCCAACGGCGAAGAAATAACGATCAGCTCAGTGGGAGGAATGACTGAGCTCAACGGCAAGCGCTATCTGGTAGCCAACAAAACGACAAACACGTTTGAGCTTACAGATAAAGACGGCACCAACATTAACAGCACTGGTTTCACGGCCTATGCGTCAGGCGGCGTTGCCAATCGTATTTACGAGATTGCTTCCCCATTCCTTGAGGCTGAGCTGTTCGACGTTAAGTTTGCGCAATCTGCCGACACCATGTGGATGGTGCATCCTAATCATTATCCTCGAAAGCTTACGCGCACCGGCAATACATCTTGGACTCTGACAACAGCGCCGATCGAGTACGGGCCAATGCAAGATGAGAATACGGAAGCGACAACGCTAACTGCATCAGCGCGTACGGGCTCGAGCTGCACGGTAACTGCGAGCGCTGATACATTTGTTAGCACTGACGTTGGCCGGCTTATCAAGATGCATGACGGCTGGGTCAAGATCGATACCCATAACAGTGCAACAGAAGTTGTCGGCACCGTGCAAGACAACCTCGAGGGGCGAGCGGAGCTGCTTCCGGAATACACGGCGACAACGATATCTTTTAAAGAGGGTGATCCGAGCTCAACCGGTGCTGAGCACAATGATCGAATTGTTGATAGCGGTAAAAATTTTATAGACCAGGGTTTTCAGATCGGCCACACGATTACTGTGTCAGGCACATCATCTAACAACGGAGATTATCTCGTTGTAGATGTAACAGACGACACCATGCTGGTATCACCGTCTGACGACCTTGCTGATGAGAGCGCTGGGGGCAGCTTCACTATCGTAGGCAAGCTCGAGGCGACTGACGAATGGTCTCTGGGCGCGTTCTCAGAAACCACAGGCTATCCAAGCGCCGTATGTTTCTTTGAGGAGCGCTTAGTCTACGCCGGCACAACAGATCAACCTCAGACAGTTTTCTTTTCTGAGTCCGGGGGTTTCGATCAGTTCGCGGATGGTGCGGACGATGGCGATGCGATGATCTATACAATCGCGTCTAGCCAGGTAAACAAGATCCGTTATCTGTCTCCCGGCCGAGTGCTCATTATAGGCACAAGCGGTGCGGAGTTTGCAGCTCAAGGCTCGAGCGCTCAGGAACCGATTACGCCAACGAGCATACAGATTAAGCGCCAGACTACCTACGGCACGGCAACTGTGTCGCCGGTGCAATCGGGCAACGTAGTTTTATTTCTGCAGCGAGCTCAGCGTAAGATCCGGGAGCTGGTCTACAATTTCGACGTAGATGGCTACATTGCTCCCGATATGACGTTATTGGCTGAGGACGTTACGGCCGGCGGCATTGTCGATATGGACATGCAGCAAGAGCCCGATAACGTGCTTTGGTGTTGCCGAGCTGACGGCGCGTTTTTAGGCATGACTTATCGACGCGAAGAAAATGTTGTCGCATGGCATAAGCATGATCTGGGCGGTAAGGCCGGCAGTTGCACGGTAACTATTACGGACTACGCAAACATCGCCACGGGAACCACGCTCAAATTCACCAAGAGTGACGGGACCACGTATACATTTACAACGGAAGCAGCCGGCGCAAGCGATCCAGCCGATACAAGTTTTGGGTTTAGGCCGAACTCATCAAACAATGTTACCGCTGATAATTTGTTCACCCGGATTGCGGCGAGCTCAGCAACAACTGGTCTAACGTGCGAAAACCCGGCAGCTAATGTTGTAACTATTACAGAAACAACCCGCTCCGGAGTGCAGCCTCTGACAGTTGTATCAAGCGATACGACACGGATGGCAGTGACTTCAGAGACCAATGCTGTAGCGGAGTCAGTTGCAGTCATTCCCGGAGACCTCTCTGAGGATCAAACCTGGGTGCTGACTCAGAAGAACGTCAACGGCACAACGCGGCGGTATGTTGAATATCTGAAAAGCCAGGACTTCAACGGCGTTGCCGATGATGCATTCTTTGTGGATTGCGGACTGACATATGACAGCTCAGCAACCACAACAATCACCGGGCTTGATCACCTCGAGGGTTACACGGTTGCCATCCTAGCAGACGGGTCCAGCCATGCTGACAAGCAAGTGAGCTCAGGCAGTATTACGCTCGATAGATCGGCCGAAAAAGTGCATGTCGGGCTGCCATATACATCAACCTTGCGCACCATGCGCATCGAGGGCGGTGCAGTCGATGGCAGCTCGCAAGGCAAGATCAAACGCATACACGATGTGACAGTTCGTTTCTTTGAGACGTTAGGCGCTAAAGTGGGGCCAACGCCGAGTAGCTTAGACCTAATACCTTTTCGTTCTAGCGCCGACGAAATGGGTCAGCCGCTTGGGCTATTTACAGGAGACAAGGATCTCGAGTTTCGGGATGGATACACAACGGACGGCCATGTAACTGTGGTCCAAGATCAGCCGTTGCCAATGACGATACTAGGTATCTATGCGAGGCTCGAAACCTTTAATGCATGAGCAATTTTACAATTGAGAAATATAAAGCGGAGCATGGCGAAGTTTTAATTTCTGATGGCGAAGTTCCTTGGACCACAGATGTTGGACAAGCCAAGCTTTTAGAGAAATCCAATTTTTCGGTCACAATATTGCAAAACGACGATCCGGTTATGTGTTCCGGAATTATCGATTTGTGGAAAGGGTGCGGCGAAGGTTGGTTCATAGCAGCCAAGGAGCTGCTCGACTACCCGGTGACGTTATCCCGTGCAACCAAAGAGGTTTTGCATGAGGAGATCGTCAAGACCAACTATCGCCGAGTGCAAGTAAACGTGCGAGCCGATTGGAAAGTAGCAATCCGGTTTTCTCAGTTTTTAGGATTTAAGGAAGAGGGGCTCATGGAAAAATTTGGACCCGAGGGCGCTGATTACCTGCGCATGAGTATTATCCGATGAGTGAGTATTTATACGCAGCGGCATCAATCGGCGGTGGTTTGATGAGCGCGGCTGGTAACAGCAAGTCCGGTGCGGCCGCACGTCAGGCAGCCGAGTACAACGCAAAAATTCAAGAGCGTAACGCAGAAGTTTTTGAGCGAAATGCGGAAATGCGCCTGACGGCGCAAGAGCGCTCAAACATACGCTTTGCCCAACAAGCTAATCGTATGATTGAGGGCATGGGCGTTGCGTTTCGCAAAAATAATGTAGTTGCAAACACCGGCACCGCGCTCAAGGTTCAGATGATTAGCGCGGCAGAGGCTGACGATGAGATGGCGTATCGCACTTACAATGCCAAGGTCGGTGCGTTGTCGCTGCGAGAGCAAGCAACCGATGCTCGATTGTCTGCCAACTTGACCCGGCTCGAGGGCAGGGCGAAGCAGCAAGCTTACAAAATAAGAGCCGGCCAGAGTTTGATGAGTTCATTCACTGATGTCGCCAAGACAATGTACACGTAGGCCAATATGAAAATACCACAGGTTTATCGAGCTCAGACTTTGATGAGCGAGGAGACGGGCGCTCGCCCATTGCGTTCTCAACTAAGCAGCTCAGCGATGGAGGCACCGGGTCAAGCCATAGCGGCTGGCGGTAAAGAGTTGACCCAAAAAGGTCTCAGCCTTTTACAAAAAGAAGTAAAGATGCGGCGCGCTTCAAACCAACTTGCGGCCGAAAACGAATTTAAAATGAAAATGTATGACCACGAGATCAGGGCATCCAGCATGGATGACCCGGAAAAAGCTCGCGCATACATTAATCGAGAGGCTGCGAAACTGCGCCAGAACATGAAGATGCTGACGGGTACGTTTGACAGCGTTACCAAGCGTCGCATCGATGCATCTCTTAGCAGTGAAACCATGTTAATTATGGCGCGCTCTCGAGCTGAGTCGCGCAAGCGCATGGTCTCGGGTCACATCGCGAGTTCGCTCTCGCAAGCAGATGCGCTAATTAAAGAGTACGCTACAGCTACACCGGCTCGACGTAAAATAATCAAGGCTCAAATTTTCGGTCAGGCGGGTGGCCCAGATCCGAAAACACAACAAACGCTCGCGCCAGTTGAAGGCATATTTCAACGCCTGGAGTCCATTGGCTATTACGATGCGGAACAACGGCGCAAAACAGAACTAGGCTACAAACAAGAGCTTGCTGAGGGCGATGTAAATCAGGAGCTCCTCGAGGCCAGTGAGGCCGGCGATCCTGGCGCGGCCGAAAGGGTTTACCAAGAGCTGCGCGGCACAAAGAAATATGGAGACCTTGCACCTGATCGTCGCCTTGAACTGGCAGAGGAAGCGCTGCGCCTGAGTGATCGGCTGATGAAGCGCAAAGTGACTGATGCAGACCGAAAAATTACCAGAAATAAAAAAGCGAGGACTGAGAAACACAGAACAAATTACGCGACAACCGCAGCAAAAATTGCTGAGCACCGGCTGGACCCTAAAAAGCCACTGCCAAAGGTTTCTGATATTACTGGTATGTTGAAAACGGACGGCATCTCTTCCACCCAACATGACCAGTTAATGAACTTATTAAATGATGTCGGTAAAACCGTTCAAATCGATAACACTTGGATCGGTACGACGATAAAAAGCATAAACAGCGCAAAAACGCATGAAGATCTAAACAAAATTCAAACCGCAGTTATTAACGCGTTAGGCAAAAAAATAGATACTAACGAACTTCAGATGCTGGAAAATCGCATCGCCGGCAAAAGAAATAATACAATCCAACATCAACAAACGGCAGCGTTTGAAAATGTCTTAGAACAATATGTAAAGCAGCAAGGGTTCCTCGATAAGATTTTACCAGGGTCATCTGTACGCGGCCAAATTGTTCTACAAAATTTTCAAGCCAAGATTGCGGATGGTGGCACAACGCCATTGCAAGCTTTCAAAGAAGCAATCAACGCATTTAAGGCTACGCCAAATTTGCGTCAGATACCTCAACCACTTTACGGCCCACCTAGACTAGATCCTATTTTAGGCGGCCCGGAAGCTGGCATCAAAAATATTGAAGAGTGGACAGCGACTGATGCTGATGTGGCGATAGCTGATGTGCAACGGAGATTTAAAGGCAAGCCCCGTACCCTGGCAGCTCAACTCGGAACATTATTTTTAATTAAAAAATATCTCGAGTCCCAAAGCGTTAATGACGGTGACGCCAGTGCGACGATGAACGATGCCGAGTTTCTGGAGAATCAAAAGGAACAACGCCGATGATGTTGTTTGATGTCAACAATCCGATGTTGCCAGAAGAGTTGCAGCAATCTTTGCGCGAAAATATCGAGTCCAAGGATTACAACGCAAAAGCAATTCAAGAGGATTCGGAACTTAATCTGGCTGATCACCCGTCAGATCGGCCGCACCAAATCACGAGCACGGCACTTGCCCAAGATCCAACGTGGGTACAGAGCTCTCGCATTCTCTATGGCTTGCTTGGTGACAAGGGTGTACCCCGCCGTAGCCGGCAAGGTGGCAAGCTTGTGTTTGAATATTCTGCACCAGATGCAGATGAAATATCAGACGAGGATATCGGGGAATGGGGGCTCGAGCTGCTAGGCCAGTTCAATTGGAATCTGCCTGACATGATGAGCATGGTGTACAAGCTTCAAGGTGCGCCGCTCGATCAGCGTATAGCATTCTACAACATGATGACCAAATACGAAGAGCTCCCTAATTTTACCTGGGACGGCTCTGTCAGAATGCTTAAAGGGTTAGGCACAGATATCACAACCTATCTAGGCTTAGGAACTTTAGGAGCTGGGTTCCTAGCAAAACAAGCAGCCGCGCAAGCTGGCAAAAAGGGCATTAAGGCTGCGCTGCGAGCAACGCTGCCGGCCGGTATAGTTGCAGGTATCGAGGGCGGTGCTTTTACAAGCATCGATGATGCCATGCGCCAGCATGTTGCTATGGGTGCGCCGGCGCAAAGTGGGCAGAGTGAATTTGATATTAGTCGTAATTTAACAGCAACTGGCATAGGCACGGCTGCCGGCTTAACGCTAGGCACGGTTGCGCCCATCGCTATACCGGCGGTGGTTAAAGGAAGCATTCGCGGCTTTAAGGCAGCGATGGAAGCCATACCCACACCAGCTCCAAATACGTTTTTTACCGGGGTGCCAACGGGTGGTTCGGGAAGTGGTATTCGTTCGACAGGTGTGGAGCGTGGGCAGCGTGTCAAGAAAGCCTATCGGTTTCGTCCAGGAGAAAAGGACCAACTGGCTGAGGTAGCTAAAAAGGCAAACCTGAGCTCGGCTGAGGTGCAAGCAGAATATAAACGTCTGAAAGAGAGGTATCCGGAAAGCGATGGTTGGTCGCCAATTGAGGTTGTTGGTGCTTCAAAAAAAGATGGAGTGATAGAACTTAAAATTAGAGAGCAAGCTTACGACTTTCATAATAAGGGCAATGTCCAGGATCTGTCCGATAAAATGGTATCTGAGGTTGTAGCGCTCAAAAAACGATTTGATGACGGCGATCCTGTAGCCGCAACAATTTGGGAGCACCGGAAATGGTACTCCGAAATGCGTCAACGGTTGCGCGCCGAGTTCGGTTCGTTCGGTGACGTGTTTGCTGATGTTATTGGTACAACGTCAGCTCAAACCAACGTGCAACAAAACTGGGAAAACGCCATCGAGGTTATGCATCGATTTACACGAGGCGAGTTTGATGATGCCCTCACTAAATTAGATGTGTGGTTAAAAAGCGGTAAACCGCTTGGCAGCGGTAAGGTTGATGGTGATGGTTATGTCGATAACCACTATCGTGTGAGAGCTGATGCTGAAAAGGCTGCCCTTAAAAATGGCGCGAGCGAGAGTGAGGCCGAAGATATTGCGCTTGAGGCTGCACAGTCTGAGTTCCCGTTAATTGCTAAAAGAACAGGTAAGCTGTTTAACGCAAACAGCCCAGCAACCATGATGGCTCTGCTTGATCTGTTTAGAAAAATAACACCGGGTTCTAGTCCAAAGACCCCAAACTTTACTGGCAACCTTATTGGTTTCTCAGACAAGGCAACCATCGATGTTTGGGCGGCGAGAAACCTGCGCAGATTAGCGGGGATGTCCCGCATCGCGTCTCCCGCTGAAAAAGGTGTCGGCGGTAACATATTGCAAACAACAATGGAGCCCGGTGGCGAGTTTGGTTTCGGCCAAGAAGTTTATCGAGCTGCTACTGCTAAGCTGCGCCAACAAAATATCGATCTTAATGATGATGATTTGCAAGCAGTCGTATGGTTTCTCGAAAAAGAAATTTGGACGAAGAACGGCTGGACAACCCGAGCCGGGGAAGGCGGCAGCCTAGAGACAGAGGCTGACTTTGCCGGCGTGTGGAATCCGGAAGGTGTTAAGGCAGCGCGTAGCACTTTAACGTCCGACCCAGATGCAAAGAACCGGGCTGAGATAGAAACAAAGCTTGCAGATCCGGAATTAAAACAAACCTATGATGATGCTGTAGCGGCTAAGGCTGAGCTCGGTGATTTTATCGAGGCGCGCACATTAGCAAAACAACGCGATTACATTATGCAGACAGAAGGTATCGAGGATAAGGATGCCGCCGTTGCAAGGGTGCGCGAAATCAAAAAGCAGATCGGCACTTATAATCGTGAGATAAAAAAATACGAGGCATTGCAACCGCGCCTGGAGAAAAAGACAGCGCAGCGGGAAGCGGATGTTGCAGAGGCTGAAGCAGTGGTTGCGCGTAAAGTGCCAGCGCAAAGGTTCACGGGCGGCATCTCTTTGCAGCAAGGAGAAAAAGCCCCGAGTGATCCTCTAATGAACGAGGCGCAAGGCCGGTTGCTGCAAACCATAGAGCCTGACGACACAGTAATTATGATGCGCGCTACACCATCAAAAGGCAGGTACATAGATCCTACTGGTGAACCTTGGGATGAGCGCACAATCGATTTTGAATATGTAGCGCGAGAAAATCACGACCCCGAGGATGTTATCAGGCAGCTTCTGCAAGAGGCGAAAGACGCTAATCAGGAAAGCGTATTTTTCTCGCAGGTTGTGCCAAGCGGAACGGTTGAAAATGCCAACCCTGGAATGGAAGTTTATTTTAATCGTAGTCTTACTGAAGATGACGTAGATAAATTGACTAAAATGATAAATGCGGCAAAACTCGATGTCGGCTTTACATACTCAACAGATCTCAGGTATGCGCAGCGCGTTGCCGGCGGCGCTCAGCTCGATGATTTTGTGGGTATTCGCATGCAGTACATACCAGAGTTTGGCGGTGGTGAAATGGGGGGTATTGAGGCGCGCAAACAGATACGCCGTTTGATCAATACGCTGCCTGATGAAGTGGACTTTGTGAGCGATATCCAGTATGCTGAGTACGATACCAAGGTCTTTTTTAGAGACAATGGAGATTACGATGCCGAGCTTACAGGAAGTATACCGGGAAGCCGTTGAGGCTGACGGTGAAGACAGTCGGTTTGCTAAAGCCATTAAGGCTCAAATGGAAGCACTCGAGAAACCCTCGAGCGCGGAGCGCCATTTTATAGCCGGGGGCCGGCCGCTTGATACAAGCGAGCCACCTACCGAATAAGGCAACTAAATCTAACTGAAACAACGCCGCTTTTTAGCGGCGTTTTTTATTGGGAATTTTCATGGCACTGAATGAGAATGAACAGCTCAGCGGTTCGCTGTTGGGCCGCGGCGGCGTGAGCGCACCCCTGGAAGAGCAACCCGGCGAAACCCAAGTTGCAATGAGCCGCGTACCCCAAAAGCTAGGAAGGGCTGGCGCTGATTTCGTTGAGGGCTTACTTGCGCCTAAAGATTCCGACGATGTGCTCCGCGGTGCGCGCCAAAAGATAAGGCAAAAACAAAATCAGGAAAAACCATCGCCCGAGGGAGACTCCCCTTCGCAAGGCGGTGAGCCGGCGGCTCCCGACGCTGCTCCTGTCGTAGATGAGCCGCCGGCGGTAATCAAAGAAGGCCAACCGGATGAGCCTTTTAGCACAGAGCCCCAGCCTGAGAGTGCGCCTCAGCCAGCGCAGCCGGCTCAACCAAAGCCAGACATTCCCCGTCAATTTATTGTCGATGATCCCTATGAGTCATACATCAAGGTAAATGATGATGACGTGAACTCTGTAATGAGTGCGCCGGCAAACCGTGACCAGTTGCTCGCCGGCGGCCTGTCGGATTTCAATGGCACAAAGCTTCCGACTGAAGACGGCATACAGGCACGTATCGAGGCGATCTCGCAAAAATACTCTGGCAAGATTACTGAGGCTAAACGCGACGAGATCTCGAGAGAAGCAACCCGGCAGATGGCTGACCTCGTGGGTATGAACCCGCGGAAGCTTACTGAAGCAATACTGAACCGTAAATCGGGCCAAGCCATCGAGGTCGAGGGCATGGGCTTAGCCGAGACAATATTGGCGGCCCGTGATTTGCTGGTAAGTGAAATGCGAAAGCTCGATGGGCTGGCTGAGGCTGCTAAAACAGGATCTGAGGAAGACCTGTTGCGGTTTAGATATCAGATGGAGCTGGTCGCTAACTTGCAAGCAAATGTGAAGGGGGCTCAGAC